ATTGCCGTAAGTAGAAATAGTTCGAATCTTATCAGAGTCTTTAAGAGAGGTATACTAAAAGGAACTTGGACAGACGCTTCTGCTTTTGGGTCTGCTTCTGGAACAGTTTATCTAGGTTGTAAGTATGGAGCTGGAGATGCAGATATCAGAGGTGGCCACATATCTGATCTTAGGATTACAAAGACGTGTGATAGAGATGTTAGCTTTAATCCTCCTGTAGTAAAAACTAGTTCAACTGGAACTACGTTTCATTACAGAGGAGGCGTAGAACTTAATATCATTGACAAAGGTAATAAGGCTATAAAAGATGGTTGTAAAGTTTTAGGAAACGTTACTGCTGCTACAGATATAACTGATCCTTGGGGCGGAAATGAACCAATGTTAAAGTTTCCTGGAGGAGCAAACGATAGAATAGAAACAAGTCCTATTTACTTTAAAGGAGAAAACACAACTTGGTCTAGATATGATCACACTATAGATTTTTGGATGAAAGATACTGCATCAGGTGGATCACCTTTATTCTCATTAGTAAGTGGTGGCCAGACTGGTTCTCCTAACTTAGGTTGGAAGACAAAAGTGGAGAATGGAAATCTCTATATAATGTTTAACAATACTGAGTATCAAAGTGGATATCCGGGAAATGAATCATGGATTCAGTTAATGAATCCAACAGCTGCACCGGTTGTTAGTACACTGTTAAATGATGGTGATTGGCATCACGTATGTTTACATTTCTTTGGTCTATATAGAGTTGAATGTTTCATTGATGGAAAAGAAAGAGGAAGATATCAGAGAAGCGATAATACTGTTTATCCTGAAGGTGGATATACTGTCTCCATAGGATCGCAAGGTTTTGGTGACTATGATAATACGAGCACATATGCCGCAGGTACTAATGGTACTGCTTACTATCCACTCACTGGATATATGACAGATATTAGAGTTACTTCTGGTAGACTAAGGTGTGGAGAAGGTCATGACATATTCTCAGAGTTGGAACTAGTTGATGCCTCAACTGGAGCAGTTAACACTACTGGAACTACTACTGATCCAATTATAACTCAGGTTCTGACATGTCAAAGAGGAAATCTTTTAACTTCTCCAGACAACTCTTCGACAGAATTGACTACCAACAACGTAAAAGGAACTCTAGGTTTACATGTTGGAGATCCTTTCTGGTTGACTAGATCAGAAAATGAACATAGAGGTAATGCTAGTGTTAACTTCGAAGGAACAGCACCTTCTTCCAATCAACGTGACGTAATAAGCGTAAGTAAGCTTGCAGGATCTGGAGATTATGAGTGGACAGCAGAAATGTGGTACAGAAGACGACACTGGCAAGAGTACAATAATTCAAATCAGGTTCAACACCTCATGTCAGGAAATGGTTGGTCACTCAGTGACTGGTGTAACTTCAACCTAAGAATTAATAACCAAGATGATGGTTATATAGAATATGAACAAATGAAGTGGCCGCAAGCAGGAAAGACGACATACTATCCGTTAAAGTGTGGAACTCTAGGAAACAGAGAAACTACTATATCAAATGACGATACGTCAGTTCCATACTCTGTCGCTATAAGAACTGGTAGGTGGTATCACATTGTTGTTCAACAAAGAGGTTATGAAGGTGATCAAGTAGAACACCCTCAAGGTTACAACTCTCACATGGAAATCTTCGTCAATGGTAGATTTGTAAATGGAAGTAGTGGATCGATAGGTCCTCACTTTCAATCTCCACATATTAGGTATCCATCTGGTGGCGGAACCAAAGGTGCTTATAATGTATTAGGATCTGGTAGTGGATACCATTTTACTATAGGTGGAACAGGTTATAACACTTATTATGGAATGGACGGACAGATATCTAACTTTCGAATGGTCATAGGAAAGTGTATTTATAGTCGAGAACAGACTATACCGTCAGCAAAATTAAAATTATAAAAAAAATATTTTTGCACAAACCGCCCATTTAAGGGTTTACAAACACTGTGAAATGATATATAATATAGTAACTAATAAAAATCAAACATAAAAGAGAAGGACACCCGCGATGCAAACAGAGTTTGTTGACACTAGAAAGCTTTTGTCCGAAGCAAAGTTTTATGATGGATATTCAAGATATAATGAAGATCTTGAGCGTTATGAAACTTGGGATGAGGCTGTCGATCGTGTAATGGAAATGCACCAAAATTTCTATTCCACTAAAATGAATAATATTACCGATTATATCGAAGAAGCAAGAGACGCTTATAAACAACAGTACGTACTTGGAGCTCAGCGAGCTTTACAGTTTGGTGGTGAACAAATACTAAAGCATCAGATGAGAATGTATAACTGTACATCATCTTATGCGGACAGACCAGAATTTTTTGGAGAAGTTTTTTATATTCTTCTATGCGGCGCGGGAGCAGGATTTTCTGTCCAAAACCACCACGTTAAAAAATTACCTAAGATCCAAGAAAGAAAAAAGCAGGCTAAAGGTTGGATAGTAGAAGATTCAATTGAAGGTTGGGCTACTGCTGTTGATGTTCTTCTATCTTCTTATTTTATTGGCGGTGGAAAGTATCCTGAATATGAAGGTCGTAGAGTGTATTTTGACACTTCACAAATTAGACCAAAGGGGTCAAAGATCTCAGGTGGATTTAAAGCACCAGGACCTGATGGTCTAAGACTTGCACTCGATAAGATAGAACACATGCTTCAATCAGTTGTGATGAATTCAAAAGGTCCTATTGATCTTCGTCCTATTCAGGTGTATGACATTGTAATGTTTACAGCTGACGCTGTGTTGTCTGGTGGTGTGCGTAGATCAGCTACTATTTGTCTTTTCTCTCCTGATGACGAAGAAATGATGAATGCAAAAACTGGAAACTGGTTTATGGATAATCCACAAAGAGGTAGATCAAACAACTCTGCTGTTATCGTTAGAGATAAGACTTCACCAGAAGAGTTTGGCAAAATCATGAATTCAGTAAAAGAGTTTGGTGAACCAGGTTTTGTTTTCGTTGAGTCAAAGGAACATACAACAAACCCTTGTGTTGAGATTGGAATGTTTCCACAGATCAAAGGAAAGTCTGGTTGGCAAGGATGCAACTTAACAGAGATCAATGGTGGAAAGTGTACTTCAAAAGAAGAGTTCTTCAAAGCTTGTCGTGCTGCTTCTATCCTAGGAACTCTACAAGCTGGTTACACTGATTTTAAATTTTTAAGTCCTACAAGTAAAAAGATCTTTGATAGAGAAGCTCTAATCGGTGCATCTATTACAGGTTGGATGAATAATCCAGACGTTTTGTTTGATCCTAAAGTGTTAGAGGAAGGAGCAAAAATTGTTAAGCAGGTTAATAAAGAAGTTGCTGAAGCAATTGGAATCAATCCTGCGGCCAGAACCACATGTGTAAAACCTTCGGGTAACGCATCAGTTCTTTTGCAAACAGGATCTGGTATCCATGGTGAGCACTCAGCGATGTATATACGTAACGTACAGATGACAAAGGACTCTGAAGTTACACAAGCAATTCAAAAGTCAAACCCATTTATGGTGGAAGATTCAGTATGGTCAGCAACAGGAACTGATGTTGTTGTATCATTTCCAATTCTACCAAAGAAAGGTTCAATATTTAAAGATGAACTTCTTGGTGTAGCTCATCTCGAAAAAGTTAAACTGGCTCAAAAACATTGGGTTGAAGCTGGTACTAATATTGAACTATGCGCCGACAAAGGTGTCAGACACAACGTTTCAAATACAATCATAGTTGACGATTGGGATCAAGTAGAAAAGTATGTTTTTGAAAACAGAAACTCTTTTGCTGGTATATCCTTTCTTCCTATGTCAGGAGACAAAGATTATAATCAGGCACCAAACACTGCAGTTATAACTGCAAAAGAAATGGTAAAGAAGTATGATACGGCAGCGATCTTTGCATCAGGTCTTGTAGTTGACGGACTAACAGCATTCCCTAATCTTTGGCAAGCTTGTTCAACTGCACAAGGAATGGGAGAAGATCTTACTCTTGAAACATCTGACAACGCAATGAAAAAAGATTGGGTTAGAAGATTTCAAAACTTTGCAGATAACTATCTAAAAGGAAACTTAAAGACAGCAGAACACTGCTTAAAAGATTCCTATCTGTTACATAAATGGAATAAAATTAATAAAAACTTCAATGAAATAGAATGGAAGGAAGACCTCACAGAAAAAAGATACACAGACGTAGATACAATGGCTTCTCAGGCTTGCGTTGGTGGCGCTTGTGAGATAGACTTCTAGTCTATGAAATATTATTATTTTGAATGTGACTTCTGTGATGGAGAGTCTCAGGTGTCTTCTGATGTTGAACCTAACTACTGTCCTCTTTGTGGTAATATCTGCAATGCAGAATTAGTAGAGTACGACGAGGACGAAGAAGACTAATATATAATATCATGTGGCTATATGAAGATAAGATATTTGATCCAGCTGAGCACTCTTACGAGAGCTTGGCTGGTTTTGTTTATGTAATAACAGATTTAGACAACAATAAGAAATATGTTGGAAAGAAGAACTTTTGGAAGATACACAAGCTTCGCCCATTAAAAGGAAAAGTAAACAAAAGACATTCTAAAAGAGATTCAGACTGGCAAACCTACTATGGATCAAATGATCAAGTGAAGCTTTTAGTTGAAGAGTCCGGTGAGAAAAGATTTAAAAGAGAGATTATAAGACTCTGTAAAACTAAAGGTGAGATGACATACTATGAAATGAAAGAACAAATAGATAGAGAAGTTTTATTTAAACAAGATTATTACAACGAGTTCATAGGTGGAAAGATTCACTCAAAACATTTGAAGAGGTAACAAATGCATACATACAGATGTAAAGTAATAAAAGTAGTTGATGGAGATACGATTGATGTAGATATAGATCTAGGTTTTGGTATCTGGTTAAGAAACGAAAGAGTTAGGTTATATGGTATTGACACACCAGAGTCCAGAACTCGAGATGCTGAAGAGAAGAAGTACGGCAAGGCAGCTTCAGCTTTTCTAGAAAAGTGGGTAAAATCCGGTGGAGTTACGATTAGAACTCACAAAGATGAAAAAGGAAAGTTTGGTAGAATCCTAGGGGAAGTGTGGTGTTTTGACACAAACGTCAATCAGAAGATGATCGAAGAACACCATGCTGTTGAGTATCACGGGCAGTCAAAAGATGAGATTGCTCAACAACATTTAGAAAATAGAAAGAAGGTGATTTTAGAGTGAAATGGTTTTTAATAGTGGTATTCGCAGGAATGTCACCAGATGGTTTTAAGGATGTTTATGTGTTTGAAGAACCTCATTATACAGAACTTCAAGATTGTATCAACGCCGCAAACGACCCAGACATGATACAGGTCTTCGTTCAAAAGATGGTGAACGACTATCAAAGAGTAAAAGATATTGAAAAAGTTATTTGCTCGCCAGAAGATAAACTAAAAATGATGAAAAATAATGAAGAAGAAGCATAATAATGGTTTACAACTCCAAGTTTCTGTGGTATAATAATATATCAACATTGATGGAAGGTGGAAGTATATGATTCTTATTGATTATAACGGTGTAGCTATTGGTAATCTTGTTGTGCAAAGATTGGCAGTAGAAGAAAACTTACTCAGACATATGGTACTAAACTCTATTCGAATGTATCGTCAAAAATTTGGTAAAGAGTATGGTGAAGTAGTAATCATTGCAGATGGTACAGGTAACTGGAGGAAGGACGTATTTCCTCAGTACAAGTTTAAAAGAAAGAAGCATAGAGAAGAATCCAAGATAGATTGGAACGAAGCCTTTCGTCTATTAAACATGATTAGAGAAGAAATTGCGGAAAACTTTCCATATAAAGTATTACACCAACATGGTTGTGAAGCTGATGACGTAATCGCTCAGATCGCTCTTGAAACTCAAGAGTTCGGTAAGCACGAGCCGGTAATGATTGTTTCTGCGGATCATGATTTTATTCAGTTACAGAAGTACGATAACATTAAGCAGTACTCTCCTATGACTAAGAAGTTTGTTACTCATAAAAACCCTCGTCTATATTCTATGACACATATATTTAAAGGTGACGGTGGTGATGGTGTACCTAATGTTTTATCAGACGATAATGTATTTGTTGAAGATAGGAGACAATCTCCTGTAACACAGAAAAAAATCGACGCATGGTTGGAATCTGAAGATCTTCAAAAAGAAATGGGTGATACTATCTATCGCAACTTCTTACGTAATAAAAAATTAATTGATTTAACTGAAACACCTGATTCTATAAAACGAGAAATTATAAATACCTATGAAGGACAAGATCCTAAGAGCAATAAAGGAAAGGTCTTTCCATATTTGGTTCGTAAAAGGTGTAAGCGATTGTTAGAGAGTGTACAAGAATTTATATGATAACACTTTATGAGAGTAAGAAGACTATAATTAAATACAACGAAGCAGAGGGAAAAGTTTACAAAACTTATAAACCTCAAGCAATATACTCAGAAGAGTGGCTCAATAACTATCGTTATATGAGATCAAAAATTCCTAGCCTTGTTGATGTCCATGCACTAAAAGATCCCGGAACAGTTAACACTGATAAGTACTCTACAATTATTATGGAGTACGTGGATGTTGACGTTACCGCAGATGAACTTCTTACAGATAGAAAGTACAGTGCTGAAACAAAGAAGATAGAACTAGTCAATAAGTCTAAACTATCACAGCAGTCTCTCCTTTCCGTTCAAATGCTACTCGCCGAATGCAAGCTGGAGAGCTTAAGATACAATCACAAACTTAGAGAGATGAATGCAGGATATTATTTCCTTCCAGGAGATCTATCCCTTCATAACATGGTGTTGACTAAATCTGGTAATCTAGTATTTTTAGATCCGGATCAATGGATGATACACCGTCAACTCATTGGATATGGAGACTATGCCTTTGAGGAAACAATTTTTAAAATGACTAATATTCAACTCAGGTTATTTTATGATCTAGAGTGGGATACAGATTGGAGCAACTAATAATGCATGTTTTTGAAGTGCTTGAAGAAGCAAAAAATAAAAAGAAGAAAGAGGAAAAAGTAAAGTATCTAAAAGATAACGAATCTTGGGCTCTAAAAGATGTACTTAGAGGAACCTATGATTCAACGGTACAGTGGTTACTTCCTGCAGGAAGACCACCGTTTACTCCTAATCTACCGCAGAGTCCTGCAACTGATCTGCATAAAGAAAATACACAGTTTGCGTACTTTGCGAAAGGTGGCCCAGGCACCTCAATGCCTCCTCATAAAAGAGAAAAGATATTCTTCGCTCTACTCGAAGGAATACATCCTGAGGACGCTGAGGTAGTTATTAACATGATATCAAAGAAAAAAATAAAAGGAGTAACTAGAGGCGTAGTTGAGGAAGCGTTCCCTGGACTATTGCTTGATTCTACATAATGTTAACATTAACCTTAAACCCCTTAAGAGGAGACAATAATGACTCACTTACAAATAGAACGACTTCAAAACGATTCCGCAGAACTAGAAAGGTTTGCAAAGTCAATGAAACGAGAGGGAAAACACGACCTAGTAGAAAAAATCAAAGAGAAGAAAGAGTTTATTGATAAACACTTAGAAAAATATTTGGATAAGGTCGCATAAAAGGTTTACAATTGAAGAAAAATTTGGTATAATAAATTATTAATTACTAAAGGTTACATTATGAATATTTTTATCTTGGATGAAAGTCCGATCAAAGCTGCTCAGTTGCAATGTGATAAACACGTTGTAAAGATGATAGTTGAGTCCGCTCAAATGTTATCAACAGCACATAGAATGCTTGATGGTTATGTTGAAAAACGTCCATCAAAATCTGGAAAGCGAATGGTCAACTATTGGGTTCACCCTGATAATAATCTTGAAAATACTCTATACAAGGCAGTGCATCACCATCATCCGTGTACAGTGTGGACTATGGAAAACATAGGAAACTATGCATGGCACTACGATCACTTTCACGCTCTTTGTATTGAATATCAATATAGATATGATAAGGTGCACAGCACTCAAACATTACTTGAAGAAGTTCTATCTGTACCGCCTAAGAATATTCCTATTAATTCGCAGTCACCGTTTGCACTTGCTATGAAACACGAACCACAATGTATACATGAAGGCCAACCGGTCAAGTCTTATCAGGAATACTACCAGACAAAACAAGATAGATTTAAAATGATCTGGACAAAACGTCAAGTTCCAGAATGGTTTAAAGGAAAAGAATATGCCGACGTATACGCTGCGTAATAAATCAACACAAAAAACTCATGATGTCGTATGTAAGTGGAGTGAACTACAAGAGATGTTAGAATCTGATCCAGATCTAATTCATGTACTTACAGCACCAAAGATTGTTTCTAATGTTGGAGCTATCAAGACTGATGCTGGTTGGAAAGAAAACTTAGAAAGAATTAAAAAAGCTTCAGGGGCAGGTAATACGATTAAGACATGAAAAAAGGACAGAGTTCGAGAGTTGCTCTAGATGAACTAGAGTCAATTAGTCCTATTACTGAGAACCAGAAAAAAGCTTTTGAGGCTTGGGAAGATGGACATAATTTAGTATTAAGTGGAAGTGCAGGAACTGGTAAGTCCTTTATGGCACTCTATCTGGCGTTCAAGGAAATGCTTAAGAATCCTCAGGACTATAGAAGAGTTCTAGTTATTCGATCGATAGTGTCAACAAGAGATGGAGGTCACTTACCCGGAACGAAAGAGGAAAAAGAAGAACCTTATCAGGCACCATACAAAGCGATATGTGATGAGTTGTTTGGGTACGTAGGTGCATGGGGAAAGTTAAGAACTATAAGGGCTGTTGACTTTGACACTACATCTTTTATAAGAGGTGTAACCTTTGACGATACTATTATTATCGTAGATGAAATGCAGAATCTAAACTTTCATGAGTTAGACTCAGTAATTACAAGAGTTGGTAATAGATGTAAGATTATTTTTTGCGGTGATAGTATGCAGTCTGATTTTACAAACACGAAAGAAAGAGATGGAATTATAAAGTTTATTTCCATCGTAGAGCAAATGAGATTCTTTCGAGTTATTAATTTTGAATGGTCTGATATTGTAAGATCTGATTTTGTTAGAGATTATATTATGACAAAAGAGATGTTGAACCTATAAAACGTATAAGTATAATTGTATTCAAGGAGGAAACAATGAACTGGTTGAATAAAAGAATGAAAGAACGTACTAGCTGGGACGGAGCTGCACTAGTAGCACTAGGATTAATGGTTCTATTCCTAGCACCATTAGCAAAAATAGCTGCAGGACTTGCAATAGTCTATGGAGCGTGGACTATCTGGAAAGCTGAATGATCACGATCTACGGCAAACCGGACTGTGGTTGGTGTGAACGCGCCAAGAAAGTATGTGAAAACCACAAGTTAGAGTATGAATATAAAAATATAGTGAATCTTCACTATAAGACCGAACTCTTTCAAAAACTGCCAGAAGTAAAAACAGTTCCACAAATCTGGGTGCATGATACTCACGTTGGTGGTTATGAAGGACTAATAACAGAAATCGAAAACACTATAGGAGGCTATGGAGATAATGGCTTTTAGCTTATCAAATAGATCAAAAGGAAAACTGGAGGGTGTTCACCCTGATATGGTTGCCGTTGTAGAACGAGCAATTGAACTCACAAAGGTTGATTTTGGTGTAACTTACGGAGTACGAACAGTTGAAGAGCAAGAAAGACTTGTAGCAAATGGACGTTCTCAAACTATGAAGTCTAAACACTTAATTCAAGACAGCGGATACTCACATGCAGTTGATGTTGTAGCGTATGACGGATCTGACGTTGTATGGGAAATTAATGTTTATGACGACATTTGTGACGCATTTAAACAAGCAGCAGAAGAAAAAGGAGTTGCAATCAAATGGGGTGCAGCATGGTCAGAAGGCGATATTCGTTCTTACGGAGGAACTGCCGAAGACGCCATGAATGCATATATCGATTTAAGAAGGAGTCAAGGAAGACGTCCTTTCATCGATGGACCTCATTTTGAGTTAATGTAAGATGACAAAATATTCTCGGTTTGACCCTCGCAACAAGAAGAAGGGTAGAAATAAGTTGCAGTCTCAGCATAAGAATCTGAGGATTAGACATGTTGAGAACAAAAAAGAATTGAGGCCTAATAAAGTCGTAGATGATGAAGACCTATCTGAATTTAAAGAGCATCAAAGAATCGCTACTAGCTAAGTATGTTGCTAGAGTTTCAGTTGCGCTTTCAGTTCTTTTCAACGTCCTTTTAGGAGGACCTTCAAATCAAACGTTTTCAGCCAGAAACTATGGTTGGAAGCGGAAAGGTAAGTACAATCTAGAATGGTTCATAAACTCTCTTATTTGGTTCGATAAAGACCACTGTAAGAGATCATGGACCTATTGGAAAATAAGAACTCCAGAACAATTAGTGATTCCAGATGATGTTCACAGTGAATGGAGATACAGTGATAAAAATGTCACAGTGGTAGAAAAAAAGTGAAAAAAAGTGAAAATAATGGTGTACATTCCTTAAAAACTATTGTATACTAGTAGTATAAGGAATGAATTATTAAGGAGTTTATATGAGTATTATATTAACAGATTGTGACGGAGTCCTACTAAACTGGAGAGATCCATTTGATGCTTGGATGATGAGAGAAAAGAATATCTTCGCTGAAGGAGATGTTAGAGTATATGATCAAGCAGATCGATACAATATGCCAGACATTTTTGAATATGTCTTAGAGTTTAACAACTCTTCTAACATTGGGTTCTTACCTCCATTATATGACTCTGTAAAATATGTTAAAAAAATACATGCAGAGTTTGGTCATAAGTTTACAGTTATAACCTCACTATCTCTAAACAGATATACACAGGAACTAAGAACAAAGAATCTCCAAAATATTTTTGGGAAAGAAGTTTTTGATGAGTTTGTGTACCTAGATACAGGTGCAGATAAAGATGACATCTTGGGTAAGTTTGCTACATGGTACCCAGGTGCATATTGGATTGAAGACAAAGTTAAGAACGCAGTGCATGGCGCTGAAGTTGGTCTTCAACCCCTCTTAATGAAACACCCTCATATTAAAACTGAAAATACTGAGGGTATCCCTAAAATGTCAAATTGGAGAATGGTATATGAACAACTCGGTGGCTGAAATCCTCAACCTACGTTATAATTTTGAAGAGCTCTTAAGAAACTTTGATATTCCTGAAGACAAGCGATCATCTGATATAAATAGCTTAGAATGGTTTAAACGCTATGGAAACAGAAAGAATCGTTTTCGAGACGGATATAAGGAAGCGATAGACATCTGTACCAAGATCTTGGAAGTCCATAGACAAGGTTTTAAGGAGCAGAAAAATTGTCAAGAGGTAAAAACTTAAGAGCCGACACCCCTCTCACAGAAACGTATGCAACAATTGACAACCTGCGTGCCAGTAGCACTGCGGGTTTAGTTGCGTTTACATCACATAAAAATTTTTAGAGGTAGAACATGGTAGCTACAAGAGGAAGAATATTAGGAAAATTTCAAAGTGGCGAAGGCGGCGGAACAGGAGGAGCGAAACAATATTCTACTTCTGGAGATAGACCACTAACTGGAAACACTGCAGGCGACCTCGCATTTGTATCAGACATAAACAAGTTGTATGTATGGAACAGTACTGGTTGGTACTTAGTCGCAGAAGTTACCAATGCAAATCCAACAATTACTGGTGGCGTTGTTTCGAGTTATAGTTTAGCCAATGATGGTACTCCAACTGTTATCACTGTAGCGGCAACAGAACCTGAAGGTGAGGCGATAACATACTCTTATGCGGTAACGGCAGGAGCTTTAGGGAATATAGCTACAGTTGTTCAAGGAACCGGAGCAAATACAAACGTATTTACAATAACTCCTTCAACGAATACAGCTCACTCTGGAAGTTTTAGTTTAACCTTTACTGTCAGTGATCCTAACAATCAGTCAGCTGCAGCTACCTCATCTTTCACACTAGTCTTTGATGTATCAGGCTCGTATGCCTTTGACGGAACAGGTGACTACGTTTCTTTTGCTGATAGCTATAACTTAGGAACTGCAGACTGGACAGTGGAGTTCTGGTGTTATTTTGCAGATCTTGGAGTTAACAGAGGAATTTGTCAGTTAGGTAAAGATAACGGTTCGTTAGGAATAATGATGTTGTCAAGCAACAAGCTTAGACTATTAGAAAGTGGTGTGGCAGGTGTTTTTGACAGTGCATTTACATTTTCAACAAAAACATGGTATCACGTTGCTATTACAAATGATGATGCAACTAATACACAGACAATGTATATTAATGGTACTGCAGATTCTAACACTGGATCAAAGTCTAACGCGTTTACATTTACAGAAACAACATCAATCCTTGGTGGAAGATGGTACAGTGGTGGATTTCAAAATCCTATGAAAGGTTGGATTTCAAACTTTAGAGTAGTATCAAGTAAGGTTTATAGCGCAAACTTTACCGCGCCAACAGCGCCACTGCAAGCAATAGCAAACACTCAACTTTTAGCATTTACAGAAACAGATGGAAGTAATATAACTGCTGGTTCGACTCGATTTGATGGAACTAATGACAATCTTTCAGTTTCTTCAACTAATATTATTAATTCTCTCGCAAATTTTACTGTTGAAGCATGGGCATTTTTTGATGTTGATGCACCTGGCGATGAACAAAATATTGTAGAATTTAACACAGGTACACGAATAATATTTGGTAGAAGAAAAGATGCTAGTGGAATTACTGCAATGTACATTTATAGTGCTGCTACTAGTGATTTATTTACGAATAATGCAGCTCACGATATAATTTATAATAGATGGGTTCATTTGGCTTGGGTTAAAGAAGGTCAAAATTTACGTATGTATATAGATGGAAAGAATGTAGCAGGGAATAATAATAATTCA